GCTAAACACGATATGGTATAATAACCCTAACGATTCATGCCGCCATCGAGCGATTGTCTCCACGGAGACCCACATGATTTACCTTTCTAAAGACGAACTACAAGAGTCCTACACCGAGGCGGAGAAGAAAGCTCTTGATTGGTACAAACCGTTTGACGAGTACGAACGCATAGCCAACAACAAACTATCTAAGAAGCTCGGCAAGAATATGCCACGTGTCAACGATGGTTCACTAGCAGCCTCACTCTTAGAGACACCTATGCTGGTGCTCCCTTCTATGCAGCCAGGTAAGTTCATATCACAGGGCCAAAAGAAGCCATGGCTTAACGAGATAGCTAACATCATATGGCGAGACAAGATAGTACCGAACGCCACTACACAGGCTACATTCTTTGATAAGGAGCAGATGGCACTCTATCGTGCGTTAAAGTACGGAGCGCAGTTTAGGTACAACTTCTTTGTGTCCAGCGAGCGATACACAGGCTCAGACTGGTCGCTCCCTTATATCCGCAACGTCAAGCTAGAGCCAGGCAAGTTCAGTGTTGACGACTGTGACTATGTATTCCTAGACATCTATTACACCAAGCACCAACTCAAGAACATTATCGAGCAGCAGAAGGACGAGATTAAACGTGCTAAGGCAGAAGGCCGCAAGCCTGACACTACCTGGAATGTAGACGCTCTTAAACGGCTCGCCGACATGGGCATGACGAGCAAGGAGATGGAAGAACAGAATATTAACGAGCGTGAGAAGCAGATTAGTGCATCAGGTATTAAAGTAACTGCTTGCTTCCAACGTGGTATCGGCGCACCGTTCTACCTATTCTCTAAGCACCTACCCGACAAGGAATGCCTGAGAGAGTGGAAGAACCCTGACCCAACAGGCGACCTACCTCTTACTGCGCAGTATTGCTATGAGACCCTAGAGTCCCCTATCGGTATCGGTAGAGTAGAGCTAGCAGGGCCAACACAGAACGTACTTGACTACATGACACAAGCTCACGTACTCGCTACACAGATAGGCTTACAGCCACCTAAGAAGCTATCTGGTGCAATCGACCAGACCAACCTTAACTCGCTTACCTTCACTCCTGACGCTATCTGGCAGACAGGTACAGCGGAAGTAGACATCGTACAGACCGCTACATCTGTTTACTCGCAGTTCCCAGCTAACTTTGGTCTATACAAAGCACAGCTCCAGAACCTCCAGGGTAGGACTGATGGCTCAGTCAGCTCTGAGAGTGGCGACCCAGGCTTCTCTAAGACCCAAGCTGGCGTAAAGATGCAAGAGTCACGCACGAACGCACAAGACAACTATTTACGTAATAAGGCTGATACCGCAGCAGCTAAGATGGCTGAGAAGATGATGAACGTACACATGGCTAATATGTCAGGTGCAGACATCCTCGACATTGCTGAGGAAGACCTAGAGAGACTGACCAAGGCAGGATACTTTGACGACAACCCCGAGACACCAGAGCCATCACTAACTGAACTGCCAGTTATCTACGAAGAACTAGCTGACACATTCAAGTTCGAGTTTGACCCACGACCAGAAGCGGATGAAGACGACAAGAACCGATGGGTAGAGCTAATCAACATCGCTACATCGAACCCTAACCTTATACCTGCAATGCAAGCCAGTGGCTACGAGTTTAACTTAGGTGAAGCCTTCAAGAAGGTCATAGCAGCGTCAGGTGCAGACGGATGGGATAAAGTCCTCGTACAGCTCAACCCAGAGGACATGGCAGCACAACAGATGATGCAGCCAGGCATGGAAGGCATGGAGGGCGAAGTACCACCAGAAGCTCCCGCAGCCCCTGAAGCCCCACAAGAGCCGATAGAAGTGCCAGAACAACCTGAACAAGCACCAGAGCAAGACCCAGACGTACTACAGGCTATCATGGCCGAGTACGGCGTAGACGAGGGTGGAGCCATGGCAGTGATTGAAGCCGAGCGACAAGGTTTCTCACCAGAGGAGATAGCAGACTTCTTAAATAGGCAAGGAGGCGAATAATGGACGACTCAGTAATGTATACAGGTGTAGACAATATCGAAGAAGGCCAGTTCGGTAACGAAGGGGTAGACAAGCAAACCCAGCAGCTACTCGATGAGCAGAAGCGTAAGGTAGCTGAACTTACCCCTAAGCTCGAAGCCTTAGTAACCGAGATAGATAGTGAGATTAAGCAAGTCGAGAGTATAGATAGGTTCTTCGCAGCCACCTCACAACCAGAGAGCGACATCCGTGCTGAACTACAAGCAGCAGCTCTCTACAAGAAGTACCTACAAGGGCTCAAGACTAAGTTCACCCTAGCTCTAGCGGAGACAAAGCGATGAACGAAGACATCAAAGAAGTGGAGCCGCTAGCCACCTTTGACCTCGATAGTGTGCAGCTTGAGGACAAGCTCCAGAGCGTACACCAAGAGGGCAACTACCTGGTAGGAGTAACACCAAGCGGTGTACGGTTCCGCCACCGTATCCCAGCAGATAAGATGCTTGCCGAGGTAGATGGGAAGTTAAAAGTAGTAGATATGAGGGTCAGCGCAGGTTAGCTAACAGCTACCTTGCATTGCCCCCCAGCAATCGAGTCACTCACGTACGAGTAGAGTTCGCAACTAATAGCAGAAGGATAGGGAGAAATCATGGCTGAAGAAGCACAAGACCCAATCGAAGCTGTGTTAAGCAGTGACGAGGAGGTAGACCAGACAGTAGAGACAGAGGGCGCAGACGAGTCCCCTGAAGTTGAGGAAACCACTGAAGAACAGGAGGGTGAGCCTCAAGAACAGGATGCGCAGGACGAGGAAATAGCCGAAGAAACGGAGACTGATACTGAGACCGAACCAGAGGTTGAGCCAACCGAGGAGGAACTAGACCCCAAGGAGGAAGCTCGCAGACGGTATGAGGAACGGCAGAGGTTTAACCAAGAACGCCGAGAGCGTTTACAAGCTCAGACCCAAGATTATGTTCAAGGTGCAGAAGATGACGTAGACCAACGTGTGAGAGCAATCGAAGTGCAGGAATACGCTCGAACCATCGAAAACAACGAGAACAAACTGATTGGTGAGTTTGATAGAGTTAAGTCTAACCCGAACCTACAACTCTTTAACCCAGAGAACAAAGAGCAATTTAACGAACGACTCTACGAGAAGGCATTGCGTGATTATAACGCTGGCTACCTCGGATACGATGAGAACGGTAATCTGCTCGAAGTAAAAGGGTCACTATTTGAACATTTTAAAGAGACGGCAGAGTTATTCCAGGGAGCAGAACGCTCTGGACAGGTCAAGCAGGTGAGAGCCACCCAGCGTATGCGCTCGGTATCTGACTCAAAGCCAGCCGCCCAACAGAGAGAAAAGACCTCTGACCCAATACTGGACGCTCTGAAGTCTGACGACTAAAGGTATGTATCGAACTATCGACACCGCAAGATACTCAGTTGATAGCTTCTTCGCTAAAACGAAGCAAGTAGGAGACTGTTTAGAGTGGCAAGGCAGTAGATACAAGAACGGATACGGCAAACTAGGTAGAGTAGGTATCGTAGCCCACCGCATAGCTTACGAGCTAACGAGAGGCAAAGTACCAACCAATATGTGCCTAGACCACCTATGTAAGAATAGGATTTGCGTAAACCCAGAACACCTTGAGGTCGTTACCTTGGTAGAGAACGTCATGCGAGGCGATAGCCAACACGCTAAGAACGCACGCAAGACACACTGTAAGCAGGGGCACGAGTTCACCCCTGACAACACTTACACCCCGCCCCGAAAGCCTAATAGCAGGTACTGTAAGAAGTGCCAGCGGCTAAGGGACACTCAATATAGATTAAGAACTATGGCTCCCAAAAGGAGCTAGGAAAGAAGGATAACGATATCGCACAGAACTATGCAGCATCACACCTGAAAGTCTTAGACGAAAGGTTCTACACAGAATCTAAGACTGACGTTATCGTGAACAAGGGCATTCGCCTGGACTTCAACGGTAAGAACTCTGTAACTATCTACAACGTAGACACTGTTGCAGAAAACGATTACGTACGTAGCGGTTCAAACCGTTTCGGCGCACTCGTAGAGCTTGGCACTGGTACTCAGACAATGACCCTAAGCCAAGACAAAGCCTTTACCTTCACTGTTGACCGTGGAAACTTGGAAGACAGCATGATGGCTCAGGAAGTAGCTAAAGCAGTTAAGCGACAAGTTCGAGAAGTATCTGTTCCAGCAACAGACATTTACCGACTTAGCGTTCTAACAAGTTACGCAATCACTAACACCCAGGGTGTAGTGGCTGGTTCCGCAGTAGCTTACAACACTATCTACTCACTCATCCTTGCCCAAAACGCAGCTTTGAGCGAAGCAGAAGTGCCTGAAGAAGGTCGTGTATTGTTTATCACTCCTACGAACCTGAACTTGCTTAAGCGAGACCCAGAGTTCATGCGAGACTGTGACATGACACAGAAAGACCTTAAAAAGGGTATTGTTGGTGAAGTAGACGGCCTTAAAATCGTTGTTTGCCCATCAACCTACTACGTAACAAAGTTCGAGTTTATGATTGTTCACGAAGAACTATTGGTATCCCCAACTAAGTTCAACAGTGTTCGTATCCTAGACGACGTACAAGGTATTGACGGAAGTGTAGCTGAAGGACGACGTTACTACGACGCTTTCATCCCAACACAGAAGGCAGTAGCTGTACGAGTTTACACTAAAGCATAGGCACACAATGCCTTTGACCTAGTGTCAAGAGTACCTTTACAACTCAATCAAGTTCAGCTCTCATGGTATAATTGTTATGAGGTAAATAGAAAATACCTCCCAAGCGACTAAACTATACAGGAGGTATTCATGGCTAATTGTACCATAGAGCAATGCGATAAAAAGACTCACGCAAAAGGGCTGTGTTCTAAGCACTACCAACGGCTTCTCAAGCCACCAGCGTTAAAGGCTTTTAACCAGACAAGGAACAGGTGTAACAACCCGAACAACGCTAGGTATAAAGATTATGGCGGTAGAGGCATTAAGGTGTGCGATAGGTGGAACGGCGCAGGTGGTTATAAGAACTTTATCGAGGATATGGGGGAGAAGCCAGACGGCATGACCCTAGACCGTATCGACAACGACGGGGACTATGAGCCAGGTAACTGCCGCTGGGCTACTTACGAGGAGCAGAGCCTCAATAAAAGGGCATATAAGAGTAGCCAGTCTGGTGTAACGGGTGTCTACCAGTTCAAGAGGACTGGTGCGTGGATAGCCAATATGCGTACTAAGGGCGTAAACAAGCACATAGGCTACTACAAGACAAAAGAGGAAGCTATCGCAGCTCGACTGAGAGCTGAACTTGAAAGAGAAGCAAGGTACACATTTAACCAAGGGAGAATCACATGGAAAAGTCAGAACGAAACGGTAACGGCAATACACTTAACAAGCCAGGGCTATATCGCCACCCAGAATCGGGAGCAGAGATTGTGGTAACACATCACCCTAAACTCGGTTCAGCAATGGCTGACGGTGTGGTAGCAGTAGGTTATAAGTGGGTCGGTCCCGCTGAAGCTGCTAAACCAAGTGCCGAACCTAAAGTTGAAGCTAAGAAGTAAGTAAATAAGAAAGAAGGTAAGACATGGCAAATCCAGCATTTTCAACCCGATATAAGGGTCGTGATGGTCGCTTGTGGATTGACGTTACTGAGAACAAGACCCTTGCTGCTGAAGACAGTGGCTTGGTACAGAACGTAACCGCTGCAAGCGTAGTAGTAACCCTACCTGCAACTGCAACTCAAGGAGCGTACACAGTACGTGACGGTGGTGTAGCTGCATCAGGAGCTGCTGACGGTGCTATCGCTGCTGCTGCTCGACCTACTGTTGACCCTAATGCATCAGACACGATTGCAGGGCTTAACGTAGAAGGCACAGAAGCTGACGGTAAGTACCTACGAGTAGCTGCCGCTACCGCAGCCGAAGGCGATGAAATCACTATCGTCAACGGACCAACCAACGGCGGTTTCATTTCAGGAGCTGTAAAAGGCGACTGGGAACGAGAAGCCTAGTAACGATTTAACAGGTAACGCAAGCTCCACGATAGTAGAGCTAACGCATGACTACTACGGAGTAGCGTTACCGCACTTTTAAGAAAGGACATAGTATGCCACTCACAAAAGGACAACGAGAAGACGCAGCAGCAGGCGTCGGTGCAGTAGCCGAGAAGGTAATGACGTTCGCTGGGGGAACGACAAATGACCCTGGTGACTTCGACGGTACTGGCAACCCTGCTACTCTATTCACTGTCACAGG